TATACTCTGTACTTACCATTGATTGTACCAGCAAATGTGTTACCAGTGTCATCAACGTTAAGGTTAGCATTAAGTGCTGGAGTGTAATCAAGTACACCTGCCATTGTTAATGCAGAAGCAACGTCAGCAGAAGTTAGGATAATGTTACCCTTTCCACGACGAGTTCTTTGTGCGATTGCGTTAGCATCACGCTCGATCTGGAATAGAAGTCCCTTGAACTTCTCAACAGACCATCTACCATTGGAGTCGATATCTAAGTCGAACACACCAGCAGTAGAAGTGTTAGCAACAGCACCTTGCTCAGCAACCTTGTAGATAGTTCTAATGACTTCCCTGTTGATTTCAGCAAGGATTTCAGTAGAAAGGATGTTAGCAAGTTCTGCTTCAGCGTTAAGGCCATGGATTGCCTTAAGGTCTTGAGCAAGCTCAAGTGAGTACTCAGCCTTGAGTGCTCTGGACTTAGCAGTCACAGTAACTTTCTCAATGCTGAAGGCCATTTCAGCAAACTGGTTGTTAGTGCCGTTACCTAAGTTCTCGGCATCTCCAGCAACCATACCTTGTCCAACGTTGTAGTCGGTTGAGGTTGCAGTACCAACAGGGTTAAGTACAGCAGGGTTACTACCAGATTGACTAATTGTACCAATACCAGCAGGTACATCAGAGAATGCACTGTTGATACCAGCAGATCCATCTCCACCGAAGTCGTTGGAAGACTGACCTGAGAAAGCAGTGTTTGCTTCGTTGTAGAATGCCTCTGTGCCACTCTGACTAGTGTAGCGTGAGCGCATTGCGAAGATTAGTCCTGTAGGGCCAGACATTGGTTGAACACCAGCCAAGTCATAAGCGACTAGGTTTGGCATTGAACGTCTGATTAGACTAATCAATACTGGGTCGAAACCAGCAACAGGGCCACCAGCTGCAGCAGCAGAGCCGTAACCACCTTGGGTTCCAGCAGCGTTTGCTGAGTTAGTTGGTGATTCCATCAAGGAATGTCCTTGACTGAATGCTTGCTCCTCTTTGAGGAATTTTTCTTGGTTTTCTAGTAGAACTGCGGTTACCGCCTTACGATGTGCATCTTGGATACCACCATCATGGTCCAATAGGGGCTTCCACTTTTCGACTAGATGCTCTGATTGGAACATCTTTCTTTAAGTGTGTAGTTTGATTTAATGTTTAATTCAATTGTTCATCTTGCCTAAGACATTCATGTAAGATTCCATTGAACCAGATACCTGCTCAACAGGTTGTCCGTCAGTGGCTTCCATTAATGTATCGGCGGATGATTGAGGTGCAACCTTTTTGTCAGAGAAATAAGATTCTCTCAGGGTGGTTAGCTTCTCTTTGTACGACTCTTCACTTTCAAACTCAACACCTTCAGCAAGTGTAGCGAGCTTCTCTTTCTGTGTGGCAGCAAGGCCTTCAGAAACATCTGCAAGAATTACGTCTGAAGTAGACTCAGAAAGTCTCTTGTTAAGAGCAACGTTCTTCTCGATTTGCTCGTTGAGTTTAGTCTCCATGTCATCTAACTTCTCTACCATAGTAGAGACAACATCATATTTTTCTTCAGGGATGGATACATAATGATCTTCAAAAAGACTCTTCATTCCACCAAGGAATGATTCAGTCATTTCTGTCTTAAGTCCGTGCTCGACAGCGAGTTGATTCTCTGATAACCACTCTTGAGCAACGTACTCAAGATAAGAATCAGTCCGTTCTGTAAGTTCGGCCTTATGTGTTGCTACTGCTTCTTCGATTGCAGCAGACTTTTCTTCATCAAGTTTTGCCTTGATTTCAGAAACCTTTGCGTTGATGGCAGCTTCAAAGATTGTTTTTGCTTTCTCTTTGAAATCCTCAGAGAGTTCTTCGCCACCTAATAGAGCATTGACATCATCTTCCATGTCATATGTCTCTACAACTTCTTCTTCAACAGGAGTTTCTTCTGTAGCAGGTTCTTCAGAAACGATTTCCTGATCTGCTTCGAGTTCTACTTCGTCTCCAGACTTTAATCCAGATGCTTTTTGTGCTCCCATTGCTCCTGTTTTACCTTTACGATTGGTAACCACATCAGAAACTTGCTTTATAGTTCCACCAGGTGTCTTGACTTTATTAGAGTCGTCGTCTGGTTTAGAATTTTGTGGAGTAGGTCCACCTAAGTCTTCCCAACTAACAGCAGTTCCGCCAGTCGTGAGTTTAGGCATAGCCTTATCACCAGGATTAGCATTTGCTGTTACGGCATTAGCTTCCGATACCTTTTCCATTTCTTGTAGTTTGCTACTCGCCATTGAAGTTTCCTCGAATTACCTTTTGTAATCTATGTTTATTTATTAAAGTTATAGATTTGATAAGAAATCGTTAAAAAGATTTAACTTGTTCTCATCTAATCTCTTTTGATCAACTAAAGTGTTGATAGTCTTATATGTTTTAGCAGCCATTCTTTCACGAAGAATTCCACCATCCCATACCCAATCCTTTCCTTCCATGATACCTTCAACGAAAGCATCTGGAGCAGAAGGATCTGCAACAATGTCAGCAGCAGTTGCTAACATAAAGTCGTCTCCTACGACATTAACTCCTTCACGTGTTGCTTTTAGAGAACCTATTCCTCTAGAAGAAACACCGAGTTTTACTCCTTCCTCTACTAAGTTAGCAGCAATCTTACCCATTGGTGTGCCAAGAATCTTAGCCTTACCAATGAAGTTAGCACCACTTTCTTTAAGAGAAACAATCTTGTGTGAAACTCTATCGAGATTCACGGTTGGTCCTTCTGGATGTCCAAGTTCGCCAAGAGCACGTCCTGATTGGATATGATTCTCGTTGTAACGTCCTACTTCTTTCCGAAGAGTTTCCATAGGATACATCCTACCATTACGATTAGTGATGTTTCCTTGTAGAAAAACACCTTCAATATACATAGACTTCTTGCCGTTTTTGTTTTCGACTAGAAATTCTACCTGTTCAATTTCTTCCGTAATGAGTTTCATTATGCGTCACCGCTTACTTGAACTTGTTGTGCATATAATGTACCAGTACTGCTATCAGTTCTAGCAGAAACCATAAAGGATTTTCTCAATGTGCCATCATTACCAGCACCTGAATCGGAGTCGGCCCAAGTGCCACTCCAACCATTTGATGAATAATCAACAACCACTGATACACTTTGTGCATTATCACCAGTAGAACTACTGAATGATGGATAACTAATTGATTGAATTGGATGATGCTCAAACGACCAACCAGAAAGGTTGCTTGATAATGAGACAGTATCTCCAACTTCAAATGGTGAACCAATTATACCTTGTGGGAAAAATATAGTTGTAACCCCACTTGCTGCAGGACTCTTAATCACATTAACCACTCTTTGAGAACTTGGTTGCCCTATGTTAATTAAGGCAGTTCCTCCTGCAGGTACATAATAATTTGCTTCAGTTGATACTGGTGTTGAACCGTATCCAACATGAGCACCTTGACTTAAAGCTACGACTCTCAAAGTATCACTCTTTTGATCAAATTGAATTGATTGAGCACTAGTAGTGCCTGTTGCAAAAGATGTACTATTACCGACTGGTTGATGTGCAGCCATTACTCCTCTTCCTCAGTTGTTTCTGGTTCTGTTGCGTCTGCAACTGGTTCATCATCTACTTCAACTTCACTTTCAACTTCAGGAACATTGTCCCCAAACAGACTACTTGCAATTTCAGGCTTTAAAGCATCAACTTTATCAGCCGTCTTTGCATATAGAATGTCTTTAATGGCATCACTCACTTTTGAAGGTGAATCATTTGCCACAATCGCATCCATTAAATCGTCCATACTAATGGTCATAACTTTTTCTATATTTTATTTATATCTCTCCGCCCTTAGGTAATTTTGTCCTACCTGCATCTTTCGAGCCTTCGAGATTTGGTTCCATAATTGGAGCACCTAAATCACCACCTGCACCACCTGCTGCTTGTTCTCCTACACCAGGAGCCATGCCATTAAATCCATCAACTGCCATTGCTAATTCTGCAGGATCTTGAATAATACCTTCTTCAATTTCCTTATTGATAAGTTCATCTTGTTCTAAGATGTCCTCATCAGATTGACGAAGAACTTGACGGCGAACCCAATCTTGAGAGTAATACTTACCAATATAAGGTTCTGCCTCCATAGCAAGAGAGAATCTTTCTCTTTGTAACTCAGCATCTTTGAGTTCTGAGAAATGATTATCATATACAAAGTCAAACTGAATGTTTTCAGCCATTATATCCCAGTCTTCTGGGGTACAAATATTCTTAAGAAGACATTGAGTTTTTAGCATATCTAAGAATAGATTACTAAATCTCTTACGCAATCTACCAACAAACTTGGTAAATTTAAGTTCGTCTCTTAAGATTTCAGAGGATCTACCTAAGTTAAATCCACCGTCTCCTTCAATTCTAGAGATAGGAACATTGAGTGACTTATAGAGTTTCTTCTTAAAGTATTCAATATCTGTAATCTCTCCGAGGTTTTGTCCACCTGGTAATGTAGAGATTTCAGTTCCTCTTCCACCTTCACGTCTAGGTAACCAGAAGTCCTCCATCATAGACATGAACTTCTTGTCATCACGGATTTCTCCAGTGTTTGCATCGTAAACTAACTTGTTACGATACCTCATCATGACATCACGAAGGTATTGCTCAGCCTTCATTTTAGGAAGGTTACCTACATCAATATAGAATATTCTTCTTTCTGGAGCACGAGATAAACGGTATATAACCAAACTATCCTCAATCATTCTAAGTTGATTGAGTGACTTGATTGCCTTATGAAGGTATGAAAGAACAGAACCTTTGTTTCTATCTACTAGTCCTGAGGTACAATAAGCAATAGAATCTTTAGCAAAACGTACACCCTTAGTGTCTGTAAGGTTGCTAGAAGGGTTTAAAGCACCACCTACGGTGTTTTTTGAAGTATACATGAAGTATTCTTCAATCTTAGGGAATGCTTGATGGATACTATTGATTTCTTTTTGACTTTGAATCGCCTGTATTTTGCCCTGATCATTAGGACTTTCTTTTATTGCATGACGCACAAAACGCATTTTCATTGCGTCAATATAACGCAATTCCTGTATTCCTTCGTGTGGTGCTTTTAAATCAATTACTTTATGATAATATAATCTACCATCTACATACCAATTTCTATAAATCTCATGTGCTTTTTTATCAAAATCTAAAAGTTCTTTTATAAATTTAAACTCATCTCTCAGTTTCTTTTTAATCCCTTCACTAGCATTTAATTTTGAGAGTTCTATATCTACAGGACTTTCGTTGGTATCTGATACTATAGATTCTTGTATAACATCTTCAATTGCACCATCCACTTCTGGATGTAAAGCCATCTCACGATATCTACGAATTAATTCAAACTCGTTTTTAAATACACCTTCTAAGTCTACATAGTTACCAAAAAACCCCGAAGTCATGTAGTAATCACTCTGGTCCGCTTTGGAATCAGGAACTGGTGATACTACCGACTTAGGAGTTTGTTCATCGTTCTCAATCGAGAACCCAAATAATTTAGCCATCTATACTATGGACTATACCGTTCATAGTATTTAGTATAGCACAGATATTACCTTATGTCTGCTGCTTCTTTAGCACCCATTACTTCAAAGTATTGTACTTGGAATTCAACAGTGAACTCTTCAATTGAGTCACCAGTTTCATATGAAAGTGCTATTTCAGATATATTGGTTGGGAATATATCAATAAACTTGTAAGCTCTTAGAACATTTGCTTGCTCTGTAGGGCCCTTTTCACTTACACCACCTGTTGGTTTAACAGATGAAATAGTAGCTCCTCTTCCTAACTGATAAACATAACCTTCTTTCATGTATGTACCAGGATTAGTTGCTCCTGTATTGTTATCAAGTTTAGAGATTCCATTACCCCATGCTTCAAAAGCAGTACGTAATCTGAAATCTTCGTCGTTAATAACAGTAATTGTCCAAGGATCGAAAGTTCTGTCTCCAGCAACTTTAAGAATACGTCCTCTAAAAGGAACATCTACAGGTGCTACGTTAGAAGCTGGCATATTAGCAGCTTTGCACATAAAACGTAGAGTACTCTTATCAACGTTTCCGTAAATGCCACCATCAACATATGATGGCATATCTGGAATTGCTACTTCAAATAGATTAGGACGTGCGCCACCACCTCTAAGTGCTGACTTAAAGTTGGATATAGTCCTAACATTTGGTGGGTTTGGGGCTGATGCCATTTGTAGTTACTCCTTACTTAATTAAACTCTACCTGCGACTTCCTCGAAACTAACACCTGTGCGAGTAGCAACAAAGGTTAGTGCAACGAAGTTGATAGATTTGGCGGGCTTGAGGAAGATGTCAGCACGGAATTCATTATTATCAATGACATCTGGTGTGTTGTTTGTTTCGTCGCAAATTACCAAGAAGTCGTATAAACCTCTCTTACTTTGTACGTCACGTAGATATGGTTCTACGATGTTTACGAAGTTTGCACGGGTAATTTCGTCGTTAAACTCAAAGAGTTGTGCTTGAGCAGCACCCTCTAATGCCTGTTCGACTGTAAGGAACAATCTTCTAACGTTAATTCTGTCAAACGCTGAGGCGTAACCAAGGGCAGTCTTGTCTCCGAAGAGCATTATGCCAATACCAGGGCGGAATACAACAGGGTTGATTCGCTTGGTATACAGAGAATCTCTTTGTGCTGATGTTGGATTAAATGCCAACTTAGTAGCGTTGTTAAGAACACCACGCTGCTGTCCAGCAGGAGAGAACCAAGGATAGAACTCTCTGTTAGTTCTAACCATGAGTCCAGCAATGTCTCCGTTTGTTGGAACCCAACGGAATTCATTGTTGAACCTATCAAACATATACTTATAACCACTATCTAAGATTAGATATGAAGATGAATTTGCTCCATCTAATGTGGCGATAACGTTTGATGTTTGTGTTGCCCCAGACGTAATGTTAACAACGTCTCCACGTTGTGGTCCAGCAACGGCAACGCAATCTTTTCTTGTTTCTGCAATGTCTGCCAACTTGTTAATCTTGGCCTGTGATTCTGCTCTTGTATCAGAACCAGGTCCAGCGATTAGATAGTCAACAGCAATCTCATCCTTGGTTTGGAACTTCTCATAAGAAGTAATAAGAGAACCAAGTGTTGCAGCATAACCATTTGCAGAAGTGTAGTTGTTACCACCCTTAAGTGCATAAGTGGTAGCACCAATACCTGCAAAGTATGTTACATCTCCAGCATTCTGTCCCCACTGTGCGTCAGCGTTACTGATAGCAGAGTATTCAGTACCACCGAATCCAGTGTTAACTGGGCCAGTAAGACGCATTGCGTCAAATGCTACAGATGGATTATATCCAGCAAATGTCTTTTCAGAGAAATCTGCGAGATAATTCTTGTACCAGATTTTAGTTCCAGCATTTCCTGATGACTCAGCATCAAGTGCCTTAGATAATCCTAAATGCTTCTCAAGGATGTTACCTTTGATTCCAGTAATACTACCGCTATCATCGACAACAACAACGTGTAAAGCATCATTTCTAGCACCTCTATCAAGAGCGTACTGGTTGCTCACTGGTTTTTGAGCAATTGACTTCCAGTAAACAGTTGCGTTATCTAATTGGAGAGTTTGAGCATCGTACCAATCAGCAACTGCAGAAGGTGTAAATCCACTAGTTGAATCTACTGTACCAGCAGGAAGTCTTGTGTATAAAGCATCTGAAGTACCAAATGCATAGATACCACCTTCAGAGTAATCAACCTTAGTTTCAGTTGAACCACCACCAACTGTCTCTACACGAGAAACAATCTTAACATCGATGGTTGACTTACCACCAACAGCGTCAGTAGAAACACCAGTAACGATACCCTTAAGGTAACCTACGAAACTAGAAGTAGAACCTGAACCAGGAAGAACTGTACTTAGAGGAGCAGTTATACCATAACCAACGGTTACACCAGAACCTGCAAGACTAGTAGAACTTACAGTAAGTGTTTGATCTGCAAAGTCGTCAATGAAGCAGACTTTTAAATCTTTTGCCCACTGTCCAGGGTTTTTAGCAGCGTAGTAGAAATCGGTAGCAGAAGTGTAGTTAGACTGATAATCGTCGTAACTCTTAATCTTCAGAGTTGTGGTATTAGCAATACCAACACCAGCATTAGCATTCTTAAGGTCGTCATCATCGGTTCTAGCAACCTTAAGGATACCACCATATGAAAGGAATGACGCTGCAGTCATCCAATACTCATATTGGGCATCGGTTCCTATTGGTTTACCGAATGTGTTGATTAAATCTTGCTCTGTCTCAACAGTAATCGGATCGTCTACTGGTCCGATTTCAAAAGGACCTGCGATTGCACCGATATTATCGAGTACATTATCCGCCCTTCCTACTGTTAGATCTACTTCCCTGATTAATACACCAGGTGATACTAACTGAATAGCCATGCTTGTGTCCCTCTGAGGTTCCCAATTTCCTACAAATTATTTATTGAAAAATACTCTTTCACAGGGGAAACCGTGCATGAACTATGAACGATACTCCCACATATAACTCATATCACCATAGGTTGACTCTATATCATCCCTATCTGTCTTAGTCCATCTTTGTCCTTCATCATCAATAATATAATCATCTTCTAACCCATCAAGCATAAAACCAAATGGAGCCATATCCTGTTCTATCTGATTCTTATTATCTTCATACAATCTTTTACGAACATCTTGATCAGTTAACTCTTTAAAATAATCCTGCTGTACTAACCATGCATATATGACAAGACACATTGCCAAGTCATCATTACATCCATCATCAGCCTCGAATGAATTACTCTTTGAAATAAAAGTTGTTAATTCTGATATGATTTCATAATCATTAAACAATACCTTATCTGCCTCAATCATTGTCTTGAGGTTTAATGCTCCAACCTTCTTAACAGTCTTGGACATCTTGACACCCAACTGTACCTTGGAACCAGAAAATCCTTGTCCTATAACCTGTCCTGCACGTCCTCTCATAGAAGACATAAGAAGATTAGGATACTCAAAATCATAATTAAGAATAGATGCTACTTGATCTCCAATATCATTTACTTCCACTAATATAAAGGCATCATTGTATCCTTTACAAGTTTCGTGTATAATATTAGGGAATAACATGGGTTTTATTTCATTATTCCTATACTTTGCTACGACTCTATGTGGGAATTCTGTTATATCTACAATTATAAATGTAGAGTAATCCTCTCCCACACCACGAGCAACGTCCACTGTACAAACATAATCATGTTTATCTTTGGGTTCCTCGTATAAATCTAAACCTTCATTAGACATCTTAGGTTTATCATATACAAGAGCCTTTAATTTTGCTGGTGATATTAAGGTATCAACAGAACCTAAGAAATTACATTCAAACTCAACTTTGAACTGTGCTTCTGACGTGTTAGCAATTGTTTGTGCTCGCCATGCTTCATCTCTACCAGGAACTTCACTCCAATGGACAACAGTAGGTACATATTCATTATCTCCGTTCTCAGCATCGTGCCACATGCGATAGAAGTGGTTCATACCCTTGGGGGTAGAGACGATGATAATCTTGGTTGATTTACCAGATGAAATTGTAGGATATACTGAACTAAAGAAGTCGTCAGCAATATGATTAGGAACGAATGCAAATTCGTCTAGGAATATGATGTTAAATGTCATACCCCGAACTGCAGCAGCAGATGTAGATGCTGCCATAATCTTGGAACCGTTCTCCA